AAATGGTTGGCGGTGGAGATCCCGCCAGAAAAACAATTTCAGATCGAGGCCGACTGCAGACGCCTGCAACAGCATCCGCAGCTCGGCACCATCGCAGCCCAGCTCTTTCGCCAGTGCTGCCATCAGCAGGAAATGCTCCAGGCGGCAGTCCATGAGATTGCCCGCCTGGAACTTGAGCTGATGTAGCTCAGAACAGATCGTCCTGAGACACTTGCACCACCGCGCCACCGGTGGCCTGCGCCAAGCTCTGCGCAGCTTGCCCCGCGCCTTGGCTCTCCTCCATCTGTCGCATCGTCTTGAAATCGGGCTCCAGCGACAGCCCCAGATACTTGATCCCTGAGGCCTGGCTGGTGTTGTTGTACCCCGTCACGCGAACCGGGATCTCGCCGTTGGCGTTTGGCGCGGCGTTCATGATGTAGCTCGCGAACGCCATCCGATCCTCCTCTTTGATTCCAAACACGCCATCGACATCGGGATATTTCTTCCCGGCGTCGTAGCGGTCGCCCAGCCGCTGCTGCAGCTTCTCGGGTGTGTTTTTGAAGATCGCGCCTTTGATTTTGAAGCTCATGGTCTCGGTTGATTGGGTGGATTGTTGGGTAGACCGCGCAAGTTGCGGAGTTCATAGGCCACGACCTCATCCAGCGGGTAGAGGACGCGGCCGCCGACTTTTACAAAGCGCGGCCCCCGGTTTTGACTGGATCGCCAGTTATCGAGCGTGGACTTGGAAATCAGACCACGCCAGCGGGCGACCACCTCATCGGGCGTCAAATACTCAGAAGATTTCGTCGTCATCGCTTGCCGCCTCCTCAGGGGTCAACACCACCGGCACGGTCTTGGCCGGTTTGGCAATCTGCTGGTTCAAGTCTTCAAGGCTGGCGCGCGGCAGCTCGGGCTCAGGCCGTACCGTCACCGGTTCCACGTCCACCACCTCCTCCTCGCTCTGGATGCCCACCAGCAGCTCTGGGATATAAAGCCGGCCCCAGAATGCCGCGGCCCGATAGCGGATCATCAGCTCAGGCATCGTCTGCCACTTGCTGCCGCTCTTGGTGCTCCAGCCTTCCTTCTTTGCCATCGCCATACTTACGGCCGGACCTTTCAGGTCAGTGCCGCTGGCCAATTCGGTAGCGACGCAATAACAACTCAGGCTGTCACCGCTGCCGCTCAATTCGTAGCGCAGCGGGCTGAAGCGTCCGCAGCCATTGATCAGGCCGATGATGAACTGGCTGCTCCAGCTCGGGCGGCCGTGGATGATGTGCAGGTTTTGCATCACCTGAAACGGGCTCATCCGCATTCGATGCGAAATCTCGAGCGCGACCAGGCAGTTGGCGAAACCGTTCTGGCCCTGAAACTGCGGCGGAATGAGCGTCGAACTGGCCAAGGCCTTTGCGATGCGCTGCGCATCCTCGAATGCCTGGATGCCAGAAAACACCGACCCGCTGGAGCTGGTGGTGACTAGTGCTGTTGATTCAGTCATGACTTGAGGGCCATCAGGATGAAAAAGGAACCGGCCGCCGCTGTCACCAGCGACGCATCGGTCAGGAAGGACAGGAAGACCGCGCCACACCAGGTGGTGATCGCGATGATGATGAGGTTGGCAAGCTGGTCCATCAGAAGGTCTCGATCTGTTCAGGGGCCACGGTTGGCACGGTTCCATCAGCCCGCGGCCGCATCCACGGCGGCAGGTCGATCACCTCGATCTGGTTGGAGTACCCCGGCCAGTCGCCAGCTTCCTTGCACAGCGCCAGCCGCGCCAGATCAGCCTCAGCTGTGATCGCGCCGGTTGCCACCATCTCTGCGCTCGCGGCATAGACCGCCACGGCATGCGGTGGTTTCTTCTCCACGCAGACAAAGATGAACTGCTCGGGCCGTTTGCCCGTCGCGCGCTCGAGGCCGTCCAGATACCAAGCGGCTTGGACGTGATAGCGGAAATTGGCCACTGACTTGCGGAACCCCGCAGGGCTTGCATCCTCGGTGGTCTTCAAATCCACGATCAGCTGGCCGTCGGTGGTCATCCAGTCCGGCCGGCACTTGCACTCCAGCCCCGTGGCCTCATCGGTCCACAGATAGGTCTGTTCCGCCTGGCCGGGCCGCTGCAGCAGGAACGCAGCAGCCGGGTGCGCATAGATCGCGCGGGCCATCCGCATCACCAGCTCGGCGTCTGTCTTGCTGAGCACGGTGCGGCCGCTGCTGGCGGCGTTGAACGCCTCCCATTCAGCCTTGCCCTGCTTGGTGCGCCGGTCGATCCCCTCAGGCATCGTCACGTAGCGCTGGTCCCATGTATCCAGCTCGAGGACGTGCGTGTGCAGCGCTGAGCCGATCGCCATGGCCGGCGTTGATTCTGGGTCCACGCGGTTCGGGTCGAGATACCGCGCCCAGTAGTGCAGCGGGCTGCGCGCTATTTGATCGAGGTGGCTTTTGCTGACCGCGCTGTGGCGGTGGTAGTCGCCGATGTCCAAGGGCAATCCATACCGAATGCTCTCAGAGCTTACCATTAGTTCCCGACGCGTCATCCCTTCCCCCAGTTGTTCTAAGTATTCCCCTTCTGTCCGGCTAGTGTCCGGCCACCGCTCTTGGTATTTCTTCCCGACCGTTCAGGTCAAGTCTCATGAGTGTCACGCTTCGCGACTACCAAACCCGCGCAATCGACGATCTGCGCGCTGCTTACCGCTCGGGCGCTCGCGCTCCGTTGCTGGTGATGTGCACCGGCGCAGGCAAAACCGTCGTGTTCGCCGCCATTACTGCTGGCGCCGTTGAACGTGGCCGTCGCGTGCTGATCTTGGTCCACCGGCGTGAGCTGATCCGTCAGGCGAGCGCAAAGCTCACCTGGGCCGGCGTTGCTCACGGCATCATTGCGGCCGGTTTTGATCCCTCAGACCATCCAGTCCAAGTCGCGTCGGTGCAGACACTTGCCCGCCGCCTCAAGCTGCAAACATGGCAGCCCGATCTCATCGTTGTTGATGAGGCGCATCATGCTATCGCTGGCACTTGGTCCAACGTGCTCAGCCACTGGCCTGAGGCCTATCGGTTGGGCGTCACCGCCACCCCGGTGCGCCGTGATGGGCGCGGCCTCGGTGCCATGTTTGATCGCCTAGTGCTTGGCCCCTCGGTGCAGCAGCTCACTGCGCAGAAATTCCTCACACCGGCAAAAATTTACGCACCGGCTTCGGTCGCGCAACTGTCAAAAATCCGAGTCCGCTCAGGGGATTACGCCCCGGAAGAGGCGGCCGCTCAGCTCGATAAGCCAACCATCACCGGCGACGCAATTGAGCACTATCAACGCTTTGGCCGCGGCTGTTCAGCCATCGCGTTCTGCTGCACCACTACGCACGCTGAGCACGTTGCCGCACAATTCCGTGCCTGCGGCATCCGGTCGCACGTCGTCTTGGGTACCACTCCCGTCGAGGAACGCGAGCAGCTGATTGATGATCTAGGCACCGGCAAACTGCAGGTGCTGGTCTCGGTGGATGTGATCAGCGAAGGCACCGATGTGCCATCGGTCGGCGCGGCGATCTTGCTGCGCCCCACCCAATCGGAAGGCCTCTATCTGCAGCAGGTCGGCCGGGTGCTGCGGCCTGCGGCAGGCAAGACGCACGCGTTGATCCTCGACCACGTGGGCAACGTCCACCGCCATGGCTTCCCCGACGACGAACGCGAGTGGTCGCTTGATGATCGCCGGCGCCAGACGCGGAATGGCGGGCCACCAGCTCCGGCCGTGCGCACCTGCGAGGTGTGCTTCGCCGCCTTCAAGCCGCAGCCGCTCTGCCCCTGCTGTGGTGCTCCGTCGAAGCTCAGCGCCCGCGAGATCAAACAGCGCAACGGTGAGCTCCAGGAGCTGGCGCGGGAGGCTGTCCAGCGTGCCAGACGCCGCGATCAAGGCCAGGCGCGCACCCTGCAGCAGCTGATCCAGCTCGGCCAGCAGCGCGGAATGAAAAACCCCGTCGCCTGGGCAAAACATGTCGCCCATGCGCGATCGATGAAGAATGGGGCGTGATGTGCCCCGTCCGATGGCCAACCAGGAGACCGAGCTGCAGCAGCGCATCAGGCTCGCGCTCGGCACGCGGCCCGATGCTCGCCTTTTCCGCAACCAGGTCGGCAGTCTTCCCGACCCACGCACCGGCCGGCTGGTCACCTTCGGCCTGGCCCGTGGTTCCGCTGACCTGATCGGTTGGCGCAGCGTGGTGGTCACCCCCGACATGGTTGGCCGCCGGCTCGCCGTTTTCTGCAGCATCGAGATCAAGACCGCCACCGGTCGCCTGCGCCCCGAGCAGCAGGCATGGCTCGGCGTGGTCCAGGACGCTGGTGGCATCGCCGGGGTGGCGCGGTCTGTTGCAGATGCTGAAGCGGTTTTATCCAACCTGCCAACCTTGTGACTACACTTCGCGAGCCCACAGGTCTGATGCATGACCGCCCACCCACTTCTCGCTCAACTTGAGCAACTCCCTCCCTCATGGGCTCTCGTAGCCGTTGGCAACGACAAGCGCCCCTACCAGCCCGAATGGCAAAAGAACCCGATCCCACGCGAGCAGCTTGCTGCTGAGATCAAGGCCGGGCGTGCCGTTGCGATAGGCGTCATCGCTGGCCCGCAATCCGGTGGCCTCCTGTTTGTTGATCACGATGGCCTCGGCGCTTCCGAGGTGCTTGAGCAGATCGGCGCACCGCTGCGCGATCTACCAAAGTCCTGGGCCGTTACCTCCGGCCGCGACGGTCGCCTGCAAATCATCTACCAGGTGCCCGAACCGTTCTGGGCCACCATCAAGACCACCAAGCTGCGCAGCTCCGTCAAAGGCGAGCAGCTTGAGCTGCGCTGGGCAGGCTGTCAATCCGTCGTCGCTGGCGCGCACCCCATGACCGGCGCCTACCGTTGGCTTAAAGGCCGCGGACCCGGTGATCTGCCTATGGCCGAGGCGCCATCGTTGCTGCTCCAGCAGATGCAGCGCGCTCAGCCCGAACCAGCTCCACTTCTGCGCCTGCCTGATCAAAGCGACCGTGAACGCGCGCTCGACTATCTCGAACGCGTGCCCACCGCCTACGCCGACGAATACGACACGTGGGTCCAGGTCGGCATGGCGCTTCACAGCGTCGGCAACGATTCACTCCTGCGCTACTGGATCGACTGGTCTGCCACCTCAGGCAAATTCGAGCCCGGTGCCTGCGAAGCGAAATGGCGCACCTTCAACGGCAACGGCGTCACCCTCGGCACCCTTGCTCACATGGCCGGCCATGAAAAAGGCCGCTCAGCATCCAGGTCTGAACGGCCTCGCACTGCTTCCCACCCACAGGAGCATGACGCTGCAAAGCCTATAGGAAGACCGAACAAGCTGCTCAAACTCGAGTCCGATGAGCTGCTCGAGCTGCTCCGCCAGCAGCTCGGCTCCCGCCTCCGCTGGAACCTGTTCACCTCAGCGATCGAGTTAGACCAGCAGCCCATCGAGCGCATCGATCACTTCTACCTCCAGCTGGCACAGCAGGGCGTCAAGGTCACAAAGGAGCTGGCCGCCGATGCCGTCCACGTCGTCGCACTTGAGAACCCCTTTGATCCCGTCCGCGAATATCTCGAGCACGTCGCAGATCAGGTGCCACCGGTTTCGATCGATCACCTCGCCACCGCCTACCTGAGGCCTGGTGATCAGCCCGGCAGCCTCTATGACGCCATGCTCAAGGCCACGCTCATCGCAGCTGTCCGGCGCATTTTCGAGCCCGGCTGCAAGCATGATTCCGCTTGCGTGCTGATGGGGCCGCAGGGCTGCGGGAAATCCACGTTCTGGCGCAACCTCGGCGGCCTTTGGTTCAGTGACGCGCTCCGCGACATCGGCTCGAAAGACGACCTGATGGTGCTGCACCGCAGCTGGATCATGGAATGGGCCGAGCTGGATCACATCACCGGCCGCAAGCACGCCGGCCAGGTCAAGGCCTTCCTGACCCAGCAGACCGACATGTTCCGCGCGCCCTACCAGCGCACCACCGAGTCATTCCCTCGCCGCTCGATCATCGTCGGCTCGACCAACCGCGACACCGGCTTTCTGGTCGATGACACCGGCAACCGCCGCTTTTGGGTCGTGCCTGTCACCGCTGCGCCGCACATCCCCGTCGATGGCCTGCTGCTTGAGCGTGACGCCATTTGGTCCGCTGCGGTGGCAGCTTATCGCGCCGGCGAGCCCAATCACCTCACCCGCGAGCACGCAGCATTGGTGGACAGCGAGAACGAGACCTACCTGGTCGATAGCCCATGGAAGGCAGCGATCCAGGAGTGGCTGGAAGCCGCGCGCAACACCGGCAGACCCATCACAAGTGAGCTGCTTTTAACCGAGGCGATCGGCAAACCAGTCGAGCGTCAGGGCCGCGCTGATCAGATGCAGGTTGCGTCCATTTTGAGAGACCTGGGATTTGAAAAGAAGCGCGCATGGTTGGAAGGTCGGAACAAATGGGTGTTTGTCCAACCTCGCGGATGAGGTTGGAGAGCGAAAAACCCTGTTTCTCCAATGCCTTTACTATCCTCTCTAACCTTCTAACCTTAGTAATAAAGTATATAAAGGGGAGGAGTGGGGGAGAAAAAGGAGCTATATAGGCAACGTAGGCGAGGTCGGAAGGTTGGCAGGAGCAACCTCACCCGATTTCGATCGCTCCAGCCATCCGCTCCGCCTACCCTTGGCCCATGGCCTCCATCCGCATCGACTTCGACGCTGAGGCGCTCCAGGCGCTCGATAAGCGCGTGCGGCTGCTCACGGATCAGAACCTGCGCTACGTGGCTGCAAGGGCGCTCACAGGCGCCGCTCAGGCTGCACAGGCGCAGCTCAAGCAGGCGACGCCCCGCTACATCGACAACCCGACCCGCTGGACGCTTGGTGGCACGTACGTCCGCTTTGCTCGCGCAGACAACCTCACCGCCGAGGTGGGCTTCAAGGCTGACGCGCAGGGCCGCGGCAATCCAGCTGGCAAGTACCTTCAGCCGATCGTGGCTGGCACCACGCCGAAGCTGAAGGCTGCTGACCTATCCGCCAGCAAGATCGCTCACCTGCCACGTGGCGCTGTGCTCATCCCAGCCAAGGGCTCAGGCCTCATCAACGCAGCAGGCAACGTCTCGCTGAGCAAATACGCCACGATCCTCGCCGGTGCACGCCAAGGCGGTGGGCAGTACTTCGTCGCCCCAGTCAAGCCCGGCAGCAACATCAAGGCCATCTTCGAGCGGAAGGAAGGCTTCATTGGGCGCACGTCCACGCTGGAGCGCAGCACGCGCCGTCTGTTCACTCTCGACCCCAACCCGAAGCCACGGCGTGCCCAGTTCCCCGTCCGGCAGGTGCTGGAGCAGGGCTTCACGCAGGCATGGCGTGCGCAGCTGGCGGCCGCCTTCGATGCCGAGGTGGCCAGGCGGCTCGGGGGCCGCTGACCTGTTGCAGTCGGGCCACAGTGTGGCCTCGAGGGCACGGGTCCTCCCCCGGGGTTTGGCCGCGGGTGTTTCGCGACCCCGCGCTACGGCTAGCGTCAGGTCTCAGCAGTATCAAACGGGACTCATCGGTAAAAACGGCAGCAGATTGCCCCTTCCCCGTTCCGCAGTTCAATAGTTCACTAGATTTGTTCAACGTAAGGGGCTGCAAGAGCTTGCTTGTCACCTTTAGCGAGTTTGCGGCGATCAAGGGCTGCGCCAAGGGCTCAGTGACGGCGGCCACGAAGAGCCGCATTGCTGCGGCTGTGGTCGAGAAAGACGGGAAGCGGTGGCTGGATCGCGACCTGGCGCTGGAGCTGTGGGATCGGAACACTAAGGCAACGCACAACGCGAAGATCCGGCAGGGCGACTCGATCGAGGAGTTGCCGGCCAACCCGCGGGAGCTGAAGCGCGCGATCGATGCGCTGCCAGATGATGCGATCCCGGAGCTGAACGAGAGCCGGGCCAGGCGCGAGCATTATCAGGCCGAGCTGGCAAAGCTGCAGGTTGCGCAGCAGCGGAAGGAGCTGGTGCCAGCGGATGAGGTGAAGAAGGAGGCCTTCCAGATCGGCCGGAGCATCCGGGAGGCACTGAGCAACCTGGCCGACCGGCTGTCGCACCAGCTGGCGGGAGAGACGGATCCGGCGGTGATCCACCAGCTGCTGAGCGATGAGCACCGGGACGCGCTGCTGGCGCTGGCCGAGGCAAGCTCATGAGCACCTGGCGCGCGGCATTTCTCGAGGGCCTGCGGCCGGAACAAGCGCTGACGGTGAGCGAGTGGGCGGACAAGCATCGCCGGCTGAGCAGCAAGGCAAGTGCAGAACCCGGTCCGTGGAGAACGGGTCGAACGCCTTATCTCCGCGAGCCGATGGACTGCCTGAGCAGCAACAGCCCGGTGCAGCGGGTGGTGATGATGTTCGCGGCGCAGACGGGCAAAACGGAGAGCGGCAGCAACTGGCTGGGCTATGTGATCGCGCACGCGCCGGGGCCGATGTTGCTGGTGCAGCCGACGGTCGAGATGGCCAAGAGGCTCAGCAAGCAGCGGCTCGAGAGCCTGATCACCGAGACGCCGGTGCTGGCGCAGAAGATCGCGCCGAGTAGGAGCCGGGACTCAGGCAACACGATGTTCGCGAAGGAGTTCCCGGGCGGAATGATGCTGCTCACCGGGGCCAATAGTGCGACGGGTCTGCGCTCGACACCGTGCCGCTACATCTTCTGCGATGAGATCGACGCTTTCCCGACGGATGTGGACGGTGAAGGCGACCCGGTGAGCTTGGCCGAGAAACGGGCGACCACGTTTGCCCGGCGCAAGATCCTGCTCACCAGCACGCCAACGGTGAAGGATTTCAGCCGCATCGAGGCCGAGTATCAGCGCAGCGATCAGCGGCGGTTCTATGTGCCGTGCCCGAGCTGCGGAACGATGCAGTGGTTGAAGTGGCCGCAGCTGAAGTGGGAGAAGAACGACCCGGCCACGGCGGCCTATGAGTGCGAACACTGTCGCGAGCGCTTCGCGGAGATCCACAAGCCGGCACTGCTGCGGCAGGGCGAATGGCGAGCGACGGCACCGAGCGACGGCAAGACGGCGGGCTACCAGCTGTCGGGGCTCTACAGCCCGCTGGGATGGCTGAGCTGGGCCGACATGGTGGACGACTTCCTGCGGGCAAAGGCCGACGCGCCGATGCTGAAGAGCTTTGTCAACACGCGACTGGCGGAGACGTGGGAGGAAGACTTTGCCAGCAAGGTGAGCGCCGACGCGCTGCTGCAGCGGTGCGAGCCGTATGCGTCGGGCCAGTTGCCGGAGGGCGCGCTGGCGGTGACGATCGGCGTGGACGTGCAGGGCGGCGGCGGATCAGCTGGCGACCGCCTGGCGGTGAGCGTGTGGGCCTGGGGCCGGGAGGAAGAGGGCTGGCTGATCGACCACCAGGAGATCTTCGGCGACCCGTGCCGGCC